AGGCTTAGTCAACCCATTGTATTACATCTGTCATGCGCCTATAGTCCTGCACTGGAGGTAGCAATGACTACAATAAACGTTACAGGAACCAGACTTTTGCGTGAGTGGACGTCCCGCGAGGGCATTACAAGGCGAGAGGCCTCTGACAGGCTCCAGGTGGGTATCGCCACTTTGGACTCTTGGCTTCAAGGAAACCGTCGTCCGGGGCTTGCCGCAGCTCGAGTGATCGAGGAGGCCACGGGGGGTCTCGTTAAGACGGATGATTGGTTAACCGAGGAGGAGCTCGCCACCGTTCGCTCTGCCCGACCTTGATTGGGGGTAGGTTGTGGCGAGGATTCGTTCGATTAAGCCAGAGTTTTTTCACCATGAGGGCTTGTCCTCGTGTAGCCCCCACGCTCGCCTTCTGTTTGTGGCGATGCTTCAGTTATCAGATAGGTCTGGGCGGTTCAGGTGGATCCCAATGCAGGTCCACGCTCACGCCTTTCCCCACGAACCAGAGCTGGATGTCCCCGCTCTTGCGTCAGAGTTAGAGAGCATCGGCTGCATTCGGACGTATACGGTGGGAGGTAAGCGTTTTGTAGATGTTCAAAACTTTACCAAGCACCAGAAAGTACCTAATTCTGAAAGGAAATCTGTGCTTCCGGCTGTGTCTAAAGAAACTTTGACAACTTTTATTGGACACGATGTCAAACAAAGTAGGCATTGGAAGGATGGAAGTATGGAGACAGTGGTAGACAGTTCTTCTGTCTCTGTTGATAGACAGCCTCTAGACCTTGGTACTTCTGTTAGTAGAGTCTGGAATACTTATAAAAAATATCACCCTAGAAGTAGGCACTCTCCTCCTGGAAGTTGGAGAGAGTTGGTTGAGAAAGCTTTGGAGGAGTACAGCGTCGAGGAGGTGTGTCTTGTCGTTCGTTGGGCGAAGGAGAGTCGTGACTACGCTTTCATGCGGAGTAAGAACATCGACAAGCTCAACAACATCCTCGCTACCACGAAACTTCCTGGGCGGATCGAGTCGGCTCTTGAGTGGGCTGGGGTGGCCACATCTCTTGAGTCCTACCTAGAGGCCAACGCTCAGGCTGCGATTAGGTATCGTGATGAGTTCGAGCAGAGGGGTCGACCGATGTCTCCGGGCACCCTCACCCACTATATGCAGGAGTACGGGCTACCTGTCCCGTCGCCTGATGTTGAAGCGAAGGTTATCCAATGGTTGAAGAAGAGGAAGGCGTAAGGATGTTTGGATTTAGTACTGAGTCTTCGGAGAAGGCTTTACTTGGGGCTGTGTTTTTGGCGGGAGAGAAGGTCTTTTACGAGGCTGAGTCCTTGGGTGTTAAGGACGAGCACTTCTCCCAGCCTGGTAATCGTATGCTGTGGAGGGTCTTCAAGGACGGGCTGTCCCGTGGTGTGAACCCGGACGTCCGTTTGATTTACGAGAAGCACGAGGAGGAGATCTCTCGCTTTGGTGGGTTCTCTTGGTTGAGCTCTTTCGCTGGTCAGTGTGGGTCTCTTAGCCATGTCCCTAGCTATGTCGACAGGGTTGTCTCGGGGCATCGAAGGAGTAGGGTTCTTCATGCAGCCCGCCTCGCCATAGAGGCTGGTCAGGATCCAAAGAAGGGGGCCTCTGAGATTCATGCAATCCTAGAGGACGCCCTCAAGGAGTCTGCCAGTGAGATGGGTATGGGTACTCAACTCGAGACCGCAGAAGACATTGTTATGGATTGGGCAGGTCGAAGACAGTCCGTCCTAGAGGGCACTGCAGAGTCGGATGAGTTGAGCTGGGATATTCACGCGCTTGACCGCTTTGTTGCTGCTGGGCCAGGCCATCTGGTTGTTGTTGGTGGTCGGCCTAAGATGGGCAAGTCACAACTCGCCCTGTCTATCATGGCAAACGTCTCTCGGAAGTACGGACCCACCTTGTTTTGTTCTGCTGAGATGGGCCGCGATGCTTTGGCTAGGAGGATCTTGTCCTCCAGTATCGATATTAAGACGTCGGACCCGAAGGCCTTTGCTCAGGGGGTAGCTAACGTCTTCTCGGAGTGGGTCGATGTCCCGATGTACTTTGACTACAAGGCTCGCTCTTTTCAGGCCGTCTCTGCCTCGATCAGGTTTGCCCACAGGAAGTACGGGATAAAGGCCGCTGCTGTTGACTACCTTCAGCTACTCGAGATGGATGGCGCTAGGACCGAGGAGGAGGAGATCGGGAGGGCCTCTAAGGGGTTCAAGAACTTAGCTGAAGATCTCGGGATACCCATCGTCCTGTTAGTTCAGGTGAACCGTAGATGCGAAGAGCGGGCTGACAAGAGGCCAGTCATGTCCGACATCCGAGGGTCCGGTCGTGTCGAGCAGGACGCTGACGCTGTGGTCTTCGTGTACCGGGAGGCTTACTACAACGAGCGGTTTGCTAGGCCAAGTCAGGTCGAGCTCCTCGTCAGAGCTAACCGGCACGGGCCATCCGGAACAGGTATCGCCTTCTGGAGGCCTGGAGGAGGGTGGTTCCGAGACCCGACACCGTGGGAGTCTCTAGGCAAAGACCCCGACCACTAGCAGTGGCCGGGGTCCTTGAGGCGCGCGGGCTGGGGGGGGTGCGCGCCAGATTCTTCCCAGATGTTACCCTTGTGTTTCTGCTGTGTCACTCGGCTTAAGTATCGAGGGTATACCTCGACGCTTTCTAGCCCCGGACACAGCCTGGTGGCTGACGTTCATCTCACGGGCAATCTTTCGGTCGGACCAGATGCCCAACATTGGGTGGTAGTCTTCCCTTTGCGGAGGGCCACCAGCCCTTGGGCTCTTCACCCCTAGCCTTGTAAGGGTTACGTGGGCGGTTCGGTACGAGATGTTCCACTTCTCGGATAGGGCTCGGATGGATCTCAACTTGGCGTAGTCCGAGATGAATTCTTTTTCATCAGACTCTTTTATCTTCTTCGGCATCGGCATGTGTAACTCCTTCTAATTACTTGGTTTTACCGAAGATACTCTCGGCTATTCTTTGAGCCATTACTGGCGTGACCGCGTTACCAATTTGTCGGTAACGACTGGTCTTTGTCCCAACGAACGGGTAGTCGTCAGGGAAATCCATTAACTTCGCGCACTCCTCTACGGTCAGCCTCCTTCTTCCGGTGGCTAGCCAGACGGCATCTGACGCTCGGTCAACGCCACCGGACTTCTTTCCATTACTCAGGGCCTTGCCCATGTGCCGACCCCTCGTCCCCTTGACCTCTGTGGTGGTCACGGTTGGAGCTGGTCGGTTAAGTAACTCGGGCTGAGATCCAGCAACTACCCAGGGGCCAGCGTTCCCTACCTGCACCGCAGGGATTGTTGTGCATGGCTCGTCAGTCAGGTCTCGGTAGTTCCTTTTTGAGGCGAGCTCGGGGCTTTGGGGATTCCTCCCCCCTCCGATAACCCGAAGCATTTGGTTTCCTTTCCCGCCTATGGTTGGGGATGGCTCGCTTGTGTTGGCCGGTCTCTCCTGCTTTGGGTTGCTGGTTGAGTTCCTGCTTCCGGATAGTTCTCCGTGCAATCCAAGCGAGTCGCCCACCGTGTTCCAGGGGAGGAGGTTTTTGTCGAACAAGCCTTTCTCCTTCTCCGGGTTGGCGTGGGTTTGTTCCGGCCAATCCACTGGGTGCGGGCCAGCGAGAATAAACACTCGCCTCCTCCTCTGGGGCACGCCGAAGTCAGCACTGTCCAGTATCTTCCAGTCCACCCACTCGAACTGGCGCTTGAGGTCTCTTAAGATCACGTTATTGAAGTAGGCGTTGGGGCACAGGGGCGAGCCAACACAACTCCTTCCCCGCTTACACGCTCCCTTGTGGTTAGTGAGTCCAACCACATTCTCCCCAACAAACCAGGTGGGCTTTGTCACCGAGACCGCATTGATTGTGGCGGGCCACATGTTCCTCTCGTCCTCAGCCCCCCTCCTCTTGCCAGCCGTAGACCACGCCTGACAGGGGAAGGAAGACCATAGGATGTCCGGAGACATGCCGAGGTATAGGGAGACGTCTCTGACGTCCCCCTGGACCGCAGGGAGCCCCGCAGCACGCATCGTAGAGCAGGCATCCTCATCCCACTCTACGCAAGCGAGGTGCTCACACCCCGCAGCCTCGAGCCCGAGGGCAGCGCCCCCAGCTCCAGCGAACAGTTCAAGTACTTTCATCTCTCTTCTCCTTCCTTGATGGCCGCCTTTGCTTTTTGCACTGCGGCCTTCAGTGTCGTGAACCCCCTGCCGTGAAAGCCAGGGTCGAGGGCCCTCCCGTCTCGGTTGCACGGGAGCCAGTACATCGGCTTCTTGCTGCGCCATCCAACCGTTGGGATGAACCGAACGCCCTCCCCGTCAATCACCCCGCACCACTCGTAGTTCTTGGTGCTTCGGAGGCTTCTCCGAAGGCGGACACCTTCAATCGTTCGTTGGTATTGCATCTCTCTTCTCCTTCCTAAATCCACCAGACCTCACCGAATGGCATCTCTCGAACGTTCATTGCGGCAAACTCTGCGTAATCCTCAAACGACCTCATGTTTCCGTGGTCGTCTAGGGGCCCGTACTTGTCTTGTCTCCGTTCATAGGCCTCCTTTATTGCGTTGAGGGCCTCCTCTCTGGTTCGTCCGATAGCGGTGAGCTCGTACCCGAAAGCTTCAAGTTGAGCTAAGTAACCAAATTCTTCCTTCTTCATTGCTCTTCCTCCCTTAGTAATCAGCCGGGTTGGCCGGGTAGTGGTCGTTGTGAAAGTAGTCAAGCTGGTCTTTCGGGCGGTCCTCGTCCGGCTCGTTGTCTGGCCTCCGCTTAACAGCGGTGACGTTGTTCTGGGTTTCTATCCAGACATGAGCTCCGCAAGACAACGGCTTGTCTGGCCGGTAGATAACTCGAGCCGCCTCTTTCCCATCCTGTCCGTAGATGATGGCCTCGTGGGCGTAGTTGTTTGACTTGTAGGTTTTGACGGTCAGGACTGGGTTGGTAGACCCATGCTTCCTGTTCGCCTTGATTACGTGTTGGTTTACGTGGACGATTGTTTTCATTTCAAACTCCTTTGTTGGTTAATGGTGCTGGTTTGAGGCCCTTCAAAGCAGGGCTCCGTTCTCCTCCACCAGCAGGCATACAGCTAACGGTCCTTTGATATGAGTAGGTGACCACTGACCGCTGACTGTTCAGGGAGGTGGCCACCTAGCCGTTAGTATTCTTTCCTAGGGAGTGCATGATTTGCTGCCGTCCAAACTTGAACATCTTTCCAGTGACAACATCCTCAGCGAGGAACGGGTACTTCTTGGCTCGGGTCTTGATTCCCTTGAGCCGGTACCTCCCGTTGAATGTTTGGAACTCTCGACCGTAGTCGTCTGGAGTTAGCCCATAGTAAGTAGCCAACTTCTTGAACTCGGACTCCATCGGGTCAATCACCGACCCGTCCTCGTCTAACTGGTGGACAATGAACTTGAATGCGACCGGGACCTCACCCTTAACGGGGTCGTAGGTGCAGGACTTTCTCTTGAGGGTGATGCCGTGCTTCTCGGCAACGGCAGACAGGGCCTCGCGGGACTCATCAAGAATCAACTGGACGGTATTCTTATCAACTGAAGTAATCATTTCTCTTCCCTTCCTTCGCCATCGGATGGCTTTTGTTTGCGGGTAGCTTGTCGAACTACAAACTCCCCTCCGTTGCAATGCACATAGGTCATCGCGACTTCGTGCCTTGTCATGAATCGAGCGAACATTGTCGTTAGTCCGCCAGAGTTGTAGGACACTGTGTGTCCTGAGTTAATGAGGAGGAGGAGTTCCCCTAGGGGGATGTCCTCCCTTCGGTCAACAATCTTGGCCATCGTCACATCCTTCCTGGACCGTGGTCGTACTCGTGTTGTCTCTGCATTCGGAGCTCGGCTTCTGGCAAGCATCCGAAACACAGCCCTTCCTCCGACATCTCTGAGTCGGAACTGCCACAGATCGGACACCGGCACTCGCACTGGCAAGCAACACAGCCTCCACACGAACGGCACCAGGGGCCCTGAGCTCTCCTTCCTTCTTCATTCATCTACCCCTCCCCGGCTTGTCCTAATGGAGCGGTTCCGCACCGAGTTCTCGATGACACTCAAGGACTCATTGATGCACTTCAGCGCTGAGCCGAAATCATTACGATCACCGACGTCAAAGTGCCGCTCTCCAGTGAGCTTCCAAACGAATGGAACCAGTTGGCTATAAGCCTCAAGCAACTCGGTCTGGATTGTTCTTAAGGCCAACTCGAGGTAGACCTCTCTCTGTGTCTTGTCTGCCATCACTCACCTCCTTCCTTTGACTGCAATTCCTTCATCGCCTCGATAGCACTGTTCATGTGTGCGTTGACCTTCTTGACCTCAGCCTCAGCGCACCTAAGCCTTCGCTCCATCAGCCGGATTCCTAAATCTCTGGCGTCTTCTTTGTCGTTGATCAATACCTTTCGATTTCCTTTGTTCTCCTTGTTGGCTCGCGGTGAGTCTGGGGAAACTCTTTCCACTGGACCTTCTGGGATTGTTCCCATGAGCCCCTTGGTCACGAGGACAAACTCGTGCGGTGTAAGGATTAGATGAAAATTCATTCCTGTAACCTGTACCTCTGCCATCACGCACCTCCTTCTTCGGCTTCACGATCACTGACTAGGATGTACCTTTCGTCAGCCTTATCTAGAGAGTCCTCTTGTCTGTACGAAACCGGCACGGGGAAGACTTGACAGTCGTACATGTCTTCAATCCACCCCTTCATGTGCTCCTTGTCTTGAAACTTCATCGTAAGAAAAACCATCACACACCTCCTTCTATTCGTCCCAGTGCCAGCCCTTGAAGTAGCTGACCTGTATCTCTGAGCAGGCCGAGGTTGGCGAGTAAGTCTCGCTAACTTTGAACCCTGCTCTGGTTAAAATTCGCTCCATCTTTGTCCTCAACTGAGGGCTCCCAGCGCTGACGTAAACGCAAGACTTATTCCCGTAGGTTTCATCCGAGACATTTCTCGGCTGAGTCCCTCTCTTTAGGTCGTTTGCGGTAAATGGTTTTGAGACAAAGCCATGCCTGAACAGCAGGGCACCAAGCTTGGTTGCTGATTTCATTTCCTCTTCCTTCCTATGCGACACGCCGGACAAACCCGGTCGTGTCTTTTGTTGCTTTTCCTTTTGCGTACAGTGCAATCCACGCACCGGGCGGGTCATCGAATCGGATGTCGTCCTCATCACCGGACACGATGGGGTAACCCAGCCATCGTCCACGGTCGAGCAAGCGCTCCACCGCAGCCTTAGCGCTGGCCCTAGTCGTCCCATCGGAAGACTGGAACACGGCGGCGGCGTTATGCCCATCGGCTAGGTACTGAACGGCCTGCACTAAAGACGTCTCGCTCTCGCTCAGGCTGTAGGTCAGGTGGTAGTTGTCGGACGGGCGACGATGCTCAAGCGGCCACTTTGTGTAGTCGTACCACTGTAGGTCAGGGAACTCGTCAACAATCCCGTACCTCTCCCAAGCAATATCACTCGTGCCGTTGAGCCGGACGGCGGGCTTCATGCCCTTCACCCCAGACAGGTAGGTGTGCTGCCTGAGCTCCATCCGTAACTGCTCAAGAAACGCATCGGGAAACAGGTTCCAGAATGCAGTCTTCGACACCCTCGCAACGTAAGCCATGTTCGTGACGAGCTGGCCCGTCTTGTTAATGCAGATGTTGGCGCAGTTCGTAGCGAACGGGCAGGTGTTGAAGCCCGACTCCCAGGCGGGGGCCAAGTGCATGATGGCGGTATTCACCAGCTTGCCCTTGCCTTTGTCTACCTTGAAGTTGCTTCCGATAAGCTTGCGAAGCTGACCGGACTTGGTGAACTGCAGTTGCTCCTGCAGGTGGGAGGAATCAGGGTCAACCCCGATTGACTTTAGTGTTTCTCTTGCTTGAGTTCTCATATCAATAACCTTCCTAAAACAATTATACCCATACTAGTTGACATGTCAACCAGTACGGGCACTTTGGATTTCCTATCTATCGACTGTCTGTCTGGTCACACCCCCCCTCTGTCGTATCGTTGGTAGTGACGAATTGGAGTGTCGTTTGAGTACTTCTCGTCAATCAGTGGAAGCCCTCCACGGTCCTTCGAGTACGCCTCCAGAAACTTCCCTGCGTCACAGTCCTCCTCGAGGTAGACATGATCTCCGCTCTGGTATGAGAAGGGCGTGATGTCTTTATCAATCCCCAGCTCGGTGAGCATTTTGCGGGGAACCTCAAGCCACCCGTGTCCTGGATCTGTGTGGAACGTAAACATGTCAGGCTCCGTTCACTGGAAAGGTGAGGTCTTCGTGGCTAGCCGACTGGCCGAACAGGGCTCCTCCCCGATTACCCTCGTCATCTCCCGAAGGGAAGATTAGGGAGCCATCAGTGAACTGAATCACAATCGGTCTCGTGCTCTGCCAACCTAGGTGATAGGCCTCGTCTTCACTCATCCATCGGACAGAGTCAATGGTCTTGCCGACAAGGTGGCTGTTGGCGTAATTGGTCCAGTGAGTTTCTTGCTCTTCTTTAGTATCGAACATCGCTGTTCTCCTTCCTAGTGCCCACTATTGGGCGGTTATCCCTTTAGTCAGTCGCTTGTGGACTTCCTGTAGGGTTGACTGCAGGAGCTCAATCTTCTGCAGAACTTCGGTACTGTCTTGTTCGTTGTACTGACCTGAGTCGAACACACTCTGCAGGTCAAACAGTTGCTGGTCCCAGTCGGTGTCGTGCCACGCCCACACCCCAGAATCAGCGCACACTTGGCATGTGTCCTCCAACACCATGTCCTTTGGTGGGGCGGAGCAGGAGCAGTACCTGCACACCTTGCAAGCGCACTCGGTAGACCAACTGTCGTGGTAGGTTTGCTTGCAGAAGTGGCACTTGTGGTAGTACTGGTTCCAGTCGTCAGGTACGTTGCTCATCTTGTTCCTCCTTCGGAATCTTTCCCTTGATGTAGTCGGGGATAATCTTTGTAGGCAACAGGACCCACGGAGCCCTGTCACCCCACCTTGTCCAGACACCGCGAGCATCACGCTTCCACTGGTATCCGTAACGGTCTTCAAACACATCCATCACACACTCCTTTCAGTGCCCAACATTGGGCAGCTAGATCATTCCCATGTAGATCAACCAACTCGGCGCTCCATGAGGGCAGCGACCGTCCGGCTCAACTATGCACCCGTCGATAGCCTCACAGGTGCCGTCGAACATCCAACTCCTGAGCTCTCCCATCGTAGGGAGGGGGAACCTCTCCCCCTCCCACGTTGCGTAGCCCTTCGGGTGGGGGACAGGCTCATCGTCCTCGTCAATAGGGCCCATGAGTTCCCGACCGTCAGTGACTCGGATGACTACACGAACGGACCCGTCTGGCTGTTCTTCCGACAAGACACCGGGGAGGGGGAGGGTTTCTGGGTCTGGCGGCGGTGCCCACAGAGGCCTCTTCAGGTCCAAGGCAACTACCCTGCGAAGGTGACCATCCGCAATCATGGGGAGAATCTTGTCTTCGTAGCATCGACTGCAGTAGATAGCGTCTCGCGACACCTTGACGTCCTTCTCTCCTTCTAAGACAGACGCATCAGCCACAACCTCGACCGCATCCCTGCAGTCGAGCATCTTACTGCATACGTTGCACCCATTGAGGGCAACCATGCCAACAACTCCAGGCCAAGAGGACCTGAGCGCTTCGGACTCAAGGTCCGCCATAAATTCGACCTCACTTATATTCATCACTCACCTCCAGACGAGTACACAGCGGCGACCGCTGCGTTGACGAACTCAATGTGGTGGTCTTTGAGCTTGTCGCTTGCCCTGAAGCTGACGTCCATCCCGTCACCGTAGTAGTCGAGCGGGATCACACAGTCCCCGCTGACACCCTTCGGCTCCATCAGGATGGTCGCCACAGCGTCCTCAGACCACCCGTAAGGGTCTCCCGCTACGATGTAGGGACCGTAGCTCCCGACCTTGCTCGTCAGGTTCTTGGCTCGAGTCCGAGCGTCCTGGATGTCGTCTTCGGAGTAGCTTTGCCCTGCCACTCCGCAACTCTTAGTGATGGCAAGCGCCACCTCGAATGCAATCTTATCTCCTAAACTCATCTCACTCTCCTTCCTTACCAGTAGTGGTAAGCGTTTCAGTTGCCGCAGAAATTGCGGACTCAATCTCCCGCAAAGCGGGACTCAACCAATCGTCGTTTGGGTGTAGTGGGTGTATCTTTTGCTTGATGTCGTCGCGCAGCCACTCAAGGCAGCGAAGCATCTCGGGAGCTGCAGCTATGAGTCTGGCGTCCTCAATCCTTCGGACTCGGGAGGCAATGCCGACTTGTCCCCATGTCAGATGTTGTGCTCTCGACTGGACCATGTAGGTCCCTTCGTGGAGCGTATCGGCGTCAAGCCAGCATTCCTCCGAAACCCACGGTCCAGGTGTGTGTTTGTCACTCATCTCTCGTCTCCTTGTTTTCAAGTTTGATAGCCACCCGCTCCAGCCAAGTCAGTGGGGCACCAAGCGCCCGCCTGTCTTCGTTGAACGAGGTGCTGGTGCAGCCGGCCCCAATCGCCATGCTCTCCGCAAACTCTGGCTTATCCTTCACAAGTCGGCATGAGTACTCTCCGGGCCGCGACCCCTCGAGAAAGGTGCATCCCTTTTGTGGGGCACCGTGGTTCACGCCGGCCTGGCAGGTGGCCTGCTTGCAACAGAAGCCACTACGAAGGCAGCTCGCCTTTGTCATTCTTCCCCTTCTCCTTCCTTGCCCAATGTTGGGCAGTTACCGACCAAGACGTACTCGTCTAGGTCGTAGTCGTATGACCACTTCCTCACATCCAGCTCGTTGCTCGCGGCGAAGTCGATGAACTCGAGCACCTCCTCCGGTCGCATCCAGCCTTTAACGTGACTGTCTTTTGCAAAGTTGTGCCAGACGTTTGAGTTGTGGGATGTGTATGGGATCTCCCCCTCTCGGGCCTCACGCCATGCTGCAATCTCCGCATCGCGACTGGTGTACGGCCTCGACTCGACAGCGAACCTCTTTGGCTCACGCATCGGCCCGTGGTGGTTGTCACAGTAGTTCGCGGGGCCCCACTGAACGCTAACCGTGTTCCCGTTGGGGAGGTTCACCCGAAACCCGTGCGGGCCGTAGGCGCTGGCGAAGCGTTCGTACTTCCCCCACAGCGACGGCACATTGACTATCCCGCCGTGCGTTGAGAAGTATGGTCGTTTCAGTTTCTCAAGGTTGTCATCGCTCATGATTGTTCTCCTTCACTAACTCGTACTAAGTAGTCAACGAGCTCATCCAGCACGGCGCTCGCCTTGCTTATGAGCCCTCTCTCTTCGGGGCACTTGGTGTCCCAGTCGGAGCAGACATAGAGGTTTTCAAGCGACTCGTATGCTCGCCACATGAGAGCGTAGTCACCCGCTTCTCGGAGTTGGGCTTCAGTAGTTTTCACCATGATGACCTCCTCACCCTCTCAAGCGAAAGGAACGAACCGGACACCACCCGCAGGGTGCCGTCAGGGTTGTTCATCTCGAGGTACTCCCAAGCATCGTCCGCGCTATCGAACAGCTTGTTTGTCGCGAGTAGCATGGTGTCGCCGCCAGTACAGACGACGACGTACCTTTCGTCCTTCACACTGCCCAATGTTGGGCGGTCAATCGGGGGCTCGTCTTCATCGAGAAAGAACCCTTGGTCTTGCGAGCGGCGAGACGGGCCCCTCCAATCTCCAGGTGAGCCGTCAGCAGACCAACACTCTCGGTGCCAGCATGACGGCGGCTCGAAGTCGGGTCCGAGTTGAATGGTCTCAGTCCCTCGTGGCGTATGGACTCTCCCGTAACCGTCGTATTGCCCCTTAAGGACCCGACCATCCGGACCAGCCTCGATAACAACAACGCGCTCCAGCCACGAGGTGTCCCCATCGGTCGACCATTCCGACCGCATAGAGACACCACAGCGGAGGCAATCCCAGCTAAAGAAGCCCATAGTCCACCTCCCTCTCGCGCTCGAAGGCGGGCTGACTCAACTCCTGAAACACACGCATCGCAACCCGAGCTGTCTCAAGGTCATCGTCGCTTGGTGACTGCTGTATCTGGCAGCCCTCGACGCACTCGTTGAAGTGTTCCCTCAACACGAGGAAGAGCGACCTCCAAGTCCTCCGGTCAAGCCGAAGGGTTCTCAGGTCGCTCGACCCGCTCTCTCTAATAGCGACACTCATAACGCACCTCCATCGTCGCCTTTACCACCACTGGTAAACGGCAACTGTATTGGGGCCATCCTTCGACGGTCCCGGTTAATCCTCTTGCTCATTTGGCGGTAGAGCTTTCGCTCGCGCCGCCTCCAGAGCCACTCTCGAATAGCCTTCAACATGCCTTGACCTCGACTCCCTGCCCAACGTTGGGCAGTTCCTCCCAACGTTCTCGGATGAACAGCACCTTGCCAGTCACGGGGTCAACGCCCCGGTGGCGCACCACTCGACCTGGAGGGGTCGGGGGTGAAGGCCTCATTCCCAATTCACGTAAGGCGTCAGCCATCACAGTGCTCTTGGGCATCTCCCTAACAAACTTGACAGCCATCGCTGCCTCCTTCCTAGTGACTGCCCAATGTTGGGCAGTCGTTGTTGAAGACGGGCAGTGCCCAACATTGGGCAGTGCCTGTCTCGTAAGACGGACCTCTCCGCACGCTCTCGCTATGGGGTGGAGCTCCGTCCAGGCGCACACCTACGCACAGCCCTCGCTAGTCCTGGGTGGACACTCGTGGGAAGTCCACTGCACTCCTTTGAGCCCGTGAGGGCTCGGGAGCTCGTCACTCCCAGGGTATGGCGGTAGCCACATCTCTTTCGGCGCACTCGGCGTAGAACCGGGCGCTCTTGATCAGGTCTTCGCGCAGTGCGCTCAGAGCGGCGTCGATGGACTCCATGTTAACGCGGAGCCCCTCGCACTCGACCTTCAGGGTGACAAGGTTGTGGGCCTTGTTACCTAGTTGGTGGTCGCGGATTGCTAGAGTGTAGACGGTAGTCATAGTCTCTCCTTTGTTGTGTGGATTAGTCCACGGGTTCAAAGGAATGCAGCGGCACTGCCCAGTGTTGGGCAGTGACTTGTCGCGTAGATGCACTGGTTTCACACCAAGGCCCGTTGGGCCGGGGGTGTACCCCCATCAGGGGGCGGGCCGGAGCCCGCTCCCTGTCTGGTTTATGCGACCTTCTCAGCCCGCTCAAGGATAGCGCTCTGACGCTTGGCGATTCCTTGATTGATGAGAAGGGTGGCGGACATTGCCAGCCACACAGAGCGGTCTTCCGCATCGGTAAAGTCAAGGTCCATCAGTCGCATCTCCTCGACGATGGCCTTGTGCAGTTCGGCGGGCAGCCATGCTGCTCCGAATTGCTTCTTACCCTTGCGGGCTTCGCGCCGTTCCTTCTTCTCAGCGTCGGCTTTAGCAGCCTCAGCCGCGCGCATCTCACGGGCAGACTCGGGGGTGTGTTCGACACCGTCCTCACCGCATCCCATGAAGGCGCGCCATTCTTCCTTGCGGAGGGTCTCAATCATCGACTCGGCTTGTGCATGCTTGAAGGAAATCACAATATCACCGCGTCCACCGCTAATGATTTTGCAACCCCGAGCAGTCAAGCGGGCACGAAGTAGGT